ATGGCGCAATTAACTTTCTTACCTAAAATTGATCGCAAAGCAACGCAGGTTCGTTTAGAAGAGATTCTTGAAAATGTTCGTATTTATAGACAATTTGGGATGATTAGAAATGAGATGAAGGTTACAGCATCTAGCGAGGTAAGATATCATGGTCCAACAAATATGGTAGGGAAGCCAGCAGAAGATATTGCTTTAGCAAATGTTGGTATGAGTGAGCGTACGTATAGACGAAATAGATCTAGTGCTTTTTATAAATTAGCTGTTGCTCTTAGATTAGAAGTATATGAGACTGAAGAAACTGGAGGTAATGAATTTTGTTCAGCAGATACGTGATCCAGAAGAAATACAGCAGCTAAAAGAGTATTTTAAGGAGAAGTGTGCACGAAATTAAATTTTATTCATTATGGGAATCAATACAGGCTTGAGAATCTCTGACATTTTAAAATTGAAGGTAGAAGATGTAAAAACGAGTCATATCTCTATGAGGGAAAAGAAAACAGGAAAACAAAAACGTATTCAAAATACTGCAGCATTAAAAAGAGAACTGAAATGGTTTATAGAAGAAAGAGAAGATCATGAATACCTATTACAAAGTAGACAATGAAAGAATCGTCCTATCGGTCGTAGTATGGAATATAAGATATTAAGTATAGCCGCAGCAGAGTTTAGTTTAGATGAAATAGAACGCATACGCTAAGAAAGACCTACGGGTACCATATGTACATGCAAACGAAAAACATAGCACATTAATCATGGAGATATTCAGTCACTCTTCAGAGAAGGTCATGTTACGTTATATAGGTGTAAATCAAGATGCAATAGATAAAGCAATGACTAGGTTTGAAATCGAATCATTGCTTTTTTCTTTTTAAATCTAGGGGTACCGTCACCGTTTTTGAAAACCCCCATGCTAAGAGCATACAAAAATTTATACAGTTTTTGGATAATTCAGTAACAAAAGAGAACCCGAAAACCTGCGTCAGGATAGGAATGTATAAAATAATGCATAAATCTGTAGAACAAAAAAAGGAAATTCCTTTGTCAGAGGATGGGCCCACCTTTCCTTGTTATCGATAATGAGACGTCATGTTAGCTTAACATGAATATAATATAAAAAAGGAATTTATAAGATTTGACGAGAATAAAATTGTATTAAAAGGATATCGGAGGTTTTTTATGAAAATCGTAGGACAGCAAATATATCTTCGACTTTACAAAATTTCTGACGCGAGCGAGTTAGCTAACTTACACACTAGAAATCGCGAATTTTTTCAACGAGTTTGTCCATTACTCCCAGAAGTCTTTTATACAGAAGAACATCAAAAAATGCGCATTGAACGAGCATTAAAAAAGAAAGCTGAAGATCAAGTTTACGCTTTTGGAATCTTTTTAAAAGCAACTGATAAACTTATCGGAGACATTTCATTAACTCAAATTGCTAGGGATCCCGCCCAAAGCTGTTATACGGGATTTACCTTAGATAGGGAGCATAATTCAAGGGGCTATACAACAGAGGCTCTTCGACTTGTTGTAGACTTTGCATTTAGAGAATTAAAACTACATAGAATTGAAGCAGGAGCTATGCCTAGCAATATAGCATCTATTCGTGTATTAGAAAAAGTAGGATTTAAAAAAGAAGGTATAGCTAAAGAAAATGTAAAGATTAATGGCAAATGGACAGATCATCAAATATTAGCTATCATCAACAGCCTGGATGTATAAGCACATTTCACTTCCGATAATGAGACGTTATGTCAACCTAACATGTATAGGATATACACTGTTCCTTATTCAACTAAATGGCAGGTTAGTTGAAGTGTATTTTGGTTAATATAGGAGTTTTTGGATGCCTCCTAGAATATAAAAAATATAGATTGTATTATAGGAGGTATATAATGAAACAAAACATTTATGATAATCCGTTTTTCTTTAAAAATTATAAGTCATTACGTGAAAATGGATTTACCTTTAATGATTTTGTTGAACAGCCAGCAATTAAATCTATAATTGCTAATCTTACAGATAAGTCTGTATTAGATTTGGGATGTGGAACTGGTCATTTTTCTATGTACTGTGTAGAAAATGGTGCCTCGAAAGTTATAGGAGTGGACATCTCAAGAAATATGATTGAACAAGCTGAAATGTATAACAAAAACGAAAAAATAGATTATATGTGTGTACCAATAGAAGAACTTAATTTGCCAAATCAAAAATTCGACTTAATAACAAGTTCTTTAGTTATACATTACATAGAAGATTACTCACATCTAATTAAGAAAATAAGAGATCTGTTAAAAAATGATGGTGAATTTATCTTTTCAACAGAACATCCAATAGTAACAGCTCGAAAGGAAATGAATAATTGGTTTAAGGATAATAATGGAAACAGATTGCATTGGGCATTAGATAATTATCAAGAAGAAGGAAAAAGAGAGGAACATTGGTGGATAGATGGTGTTGTTAAATATCACAGAACAATTTCAACATTAATTAATACTCTTATAGACAACGGTTTTGTAATTGAGAAAATTATTGAGCCAGAGTCAACTCCAACAGGATTAGAAAAAATGCCAGAATTAATAAATGAAAAACGGAGACCATCTTCTATTATCATTAAATCAAGAAAATATTGAGATTCAACCCTCGTTGATTAACTTCCACTTTCGAGAATTATGTAAATAAGCTGTCCATATGGGCAGCTTTATTTTATGTTCCCGCATAGCGTAGGTTATTTTGAAAAATGCTGGTGGTATCCCTCCCTATACAGCTACTCATAATTTTTGTACTGTGTAACTCAAAAGAGAAAGTTAAATAAAATTAATGATAGCAAGGGATTCAGTGATAGGATCAGTTACACACAATATAAGATAAGGGTAAGTCAATTATTTATATGTTAATATTATGCTATAAACAAGAAAGTGGTGGTTGTGATGAGGGAAAGATGTCCGGTTTGTCAAAACTCTATTGAGGAACCCCAATTAGTAGGAGTGGGAGGGGGACGTGCAGAGCAATATAAATGTGAGAATTGTGGCGCATTTTCCATGATTGAAGAAGCGAGAATCGAATTAAATGTAGAGCAGAAGAGAAAACTTTCTGCAATTTTAAGAAAGAGAAACATTAGAGGGATGGGAAAAATAATGATTTTTCTTAATCGACCAGATGAAAATCTTTCAGAATTTCCGTATCCTATTTATCTTTTAGCGGATCTATTAAGTGAATATCCAGATAGTGCTTCTGATAGATTGGATGAGTCATTAATAAACTTAGCTAAATTGTCAAAATTTCCAGGTGACCCATTATATATTCGTGAATCAGATAAATCTCTATTTTTTGTACAGAGTGTTCATTTGTTGGAAATGAAATATATAGCGAACCAATTATTTCAGGACGAATTAATTGAGATATCTAAGCTATCTGCAGCAGATTTTCCTGCACATATTACAGTTACAGCAAAAGGGTGGAATCGTATTGCAGAATTAGAAAAGGGAAGAGAAGCGGATACTAAGCAGGTGTTTGTCGCTATGTCATTTAGTCCAAAAATGGATAGTCTATATCAGAATGCAATTGCAACGGCTGTAAAAGAAGCAGGTTATGAGCCTATTCGAATTGATAAAGTGGAACACAATAACAAAATTGATGATGAGATTATAGTTAAAATAAGACAAAGTAAATTTATAATTGCAGATTTTACTGAACATAGAGGTGACGTCTATTTTGAAGCCGGCTATGCAATGGGACTTGGTAAACCTGTAATATGGACTTGCAGGGAAAATGACTTAGCAAATCTGCATTTTGATACTAGACAATATAGCCATATTGTTTGGAAAGATGAGAGGGAATTAAAAGATTCATTACTTAATAGAATAAGAGCTACAATCAATTAAAGAAAGGTGGCAGATTCGTGATCGCTTTTTTGCAGTAAATGTGCCGGTCGTTTTGGAGTTAACGTGATATATTTGTATTGTGAGAAGTGGACGAAAACATTGCTCATAAAATTCCTCTGAAAATGGATCTTCATAACTGGTGGTGATGGTTGCAGGCTGGATGAATGGTTGTTCTTCATTTCACATTCAATTGCAATTTACGTTGTATAAACGGAGAAGGGGTTTTGCTCTTCTTTTAGTTACTTAATATTGCTGAAACAGATAAATGTAAATAAGATTAGGTGATTGGAAGAAGAATAAAACTTCATTTACCATAATTGAAATGCAAATGTAATACTTAATGAAAAAGCATCCATTCGGGTGCTTTTTATTTTGGAGGGATGAAGGATGGATAAAGCCAAATTAACTAAACCAGCACAAGCGGTTATAATTGGTACATTCATTTCAATGTTAGGACGGGATCTTGTAAATGAACGTATCGATAAAAAGAAATTAGAAAGTGTTATTCCAATCTTTAATGAGTTGGAAGATATACAACGCCAAAGTAAAAAATTCGATAACTGGGTGTTCAGATTTTGTTGTACCGGTCATTATTAATACAATAGAAATAATAAAAAAGATAACGGTAGGACGACCATATTGTTTTGCTTTTCCATTTTTCTTAAAGAATGAAAAGGATACATAAGATTAAAAGATTAAAAGCAAATAGAAATAATACGCCACCAATATTACTCAAAATAGCCATTTTCATACTTCCATTTGCAAGATTTTCTCTATTGATTATATAGGAACTTATTGGATAATACACGTTTTATATTCATTTCGAAAATTAATATTTTTAATAGATATATATATAAACAATTAATGTGTATATAAAGAAAAATAGATATATTTCCTATTACTTTTTTAAAGAAATTTCATAAATTAAAGTATATCGATTGAAAGGAGGAGATTTGAATGGAATTTCAATTGTTAGTGAATTGTATATTACAAGAAGGTAATGCGTACTTTTTAGTAACGAAGGTAGACGATGTAATTACGTTAAAAGTACCGATTACAGCAGGAGTAGCAGCATTATTTTTAGCTTTTGGTGTACCAAGATGTTCTTAATTTAAATCTCTATAGTAGAAAGAGGAGGACAAGCCTCCTCTTTCTACTATTACATAATTATTTTATGTAAACTATAATGGTGTTTTATATTAGCACGTTTAAAATGGACATGCATATACTATAATGTTTCATTGGCGTTTGTGATGAACGATAGTTTTGATAAGTGATATTCTTTTAAGTTATGAAAATAAAAGAGGTGCTATTATATATGAAAAGAAGAACATTAGATATTCCAGTTTCATTGCGAAGAGAGTGGTTTTTAATAGAGTTAGCTCATTTAACGAAAAAATATGGAATTGAAATTGCAACTAGCAAAATGGAAGCCGCACCGTTTTTAAGGGATCAAGTTACGGAATCAAAAATAGGAGCAGGGCTACAATACGATAAATATGATGATGAGTATATAATTGAAATGTAAGTAATACATGGCACAAAAAGAAATGCTTAATAATACTAGTCTTTTAAAAGAGTAACACTGATAAGGAATTACGCTATAAAAAATTATAAAATAAAGCAGATTCTATATATAGAATCTGCTTTATTATGAAATATTTTTAATCAACTAGCCTCTTTCTAATATTTTTCCTACATATTTCTCTTGAGTGATTCCAAAAGATTCACGAAGAATGCGAGCATATTCTTTAGAACCTATTGGTCGTTTATTTTTTGTGCCTTTAAAGGTTTCTGTATAATTTTTTTTCGTTAATGATATGTGACCATAATCAGTTAATTTACAAGTGATAGCCCCTTTATTAAAAGGCGATTCGTTATGCTCTACAATTACTTTTTGAATGTTATTCACTTTTTTCTCATCTATTGGATCTATAGTGAAAGCATAGCCTATTTTCCATTCGGTTGAAGGTTCAGATTGTAAGAAACTTGTAGATTCGCCGTTTGCGCCTTTTCGCATTTCTAAAATATGTGTACCTTTTCGGGTATTTCGTTTGTAAATTCGATATTCTCCCGTTTGAGAAGATATGATTTCGCCATTAAAAGGGACTGGATGTAAAGGGAGATGAGATGCAAAACCTGCATCCACAATATAATCTGTATGATCATGACTTAAAATGATAATGACATGACCATCATCAGGTTTCCATTTATTATCGTAAAGATCGTATACAGTACCAGCTACTTTGTATACTTGAAACCCACAATCAATTAAAAAGTAATACAATAAGGAATTTAATTCATAACAAAGACCGCCTCTTTTTTGAATAAGTAACTTTTCTACTAAGTTATTTTTTGAAATGTTTTTAATAGTACCAGCCATAATATCAAGATTCTCATAGGGGAAAATCATTCCCATTTTTAAGAGGACTTCATCTAAATCATCAAATGTTAGTTCTTTTGCGGGAATTTTTAATCGTTTAAAAAACTCCTTTTGTAAATTGGTCATCATAAAGCATTCTCCTTTCTTTTTACAGAATTTTCTTCTGCTTACCGATAGGTTAGTACTTCTAAAAACTTAATTCAAGTCTGCGAAAATTATCATAATATATGTTTCTGGAAATATGATTTTATATTTTGAAATTTCAGTTAAATATTTAGTCATAAGAAAGTCTTACAATACAAGCTCCTTTTAAATTCGTTTGTATGTAATGAAAAGAAAATACATATCTTCATTATGTTTTTAAATAACTAATTAGTAATAAAATGTTTTTTTAATAAAATTTTTTCAAGATTTGTATGCTTTATATAAACAATCATGATTTGAAAAACATCTTGATGTAGTGAAGTTAACAATTATTGAGAAATTTTTTTGTCGTGTTTACTCAAAAGGAAGAGATGGAAACGAAGAGAATAACGTGAGTTAAGGAAGAGGGTGTACGAGTAATCACCTGAATATAGGGCTAACATCTTTTTCAAATAAAAAGATTAGCTATTATTAAGGGAGAAAATATAAATTATTACAAAGAGCACCTTCTTTCAAAAAAAGTGGGGGGAGTAACATGCGATTAATGAGAAGATGTGTTGCGTTACTAATTATATTTTTTATCATGGCTCCATCGATTAGCACAAATGTAAGGGCAGAAGTTGTAAAAGAGCTTGGAAAGGGGTTTCCTGATACAGAAGTATTTACACCTGGCGATTGGTTTTTAGGACAAAAACCAACTAATTATGATGAGAATAAGCCTCCAATTCTCTTTGTACAAGGCAGAAATGGTAATGCGGATAGTTGGTATGGAAAGACTGTATATCACGATATAAATGATATGTATGACTATGCTTTGAAAGCGGGATATCAAACGGTATTTATTCAATTATATGATGCGGCAGGGAAAGGATCGGCTAGTCAGTGGGACAACGGAAAATTGTTAGCACAAAAACTGGAAGAAATATATAATCATTTCGGTAAAAAGGTTACTATTGTAGCGCATAGTAAAGGTGGTATAGATACACAAGCGGCATTAGTTGGATATGGTGCGAATCGATTTGTTGGGAATGTTATTACACTTGCGACACCACATCACGGCTCAAATTTAGCGGATTTATCATATAGTTGGTGGGCAGGTTGGCTTGCTTCTATATTAGGTCAAAAAGATGATGGTACGTACGCGTTACAGATAGGGGAAATGGCAAAATTTCGCTCAACGATAGATAATAATCCAGCAGTTAAATTAAACCGTTACTATACGGCTACTGGGACTAGCTGGGGACCAGTATTTTCTGCGTTATCTATGGGCGGATTATATTTGTCATCGTACGGCTCGAATGATGGATTAGTAAATGAATGGAGTGCTAAGCTACCATATGGCACACATTTATTTACAGATTCCAAATTTGATCATGACAATATACGAAAAGGATCAGCTGTTTTCGCACGAATTGAACCATATTTACGTACTGCAAATGTAGGCGTGCCACCTTTAGTAGCACCAAGTAATAGTTCAGAAGAAAATATAGAGCAATTAAATACAACTTCTAATCAAAATATTTTAGGGGGAGAATTGCCACAAAGTCAGTGGATAGAGCAAGCTGTGGCGGTTGATAAAAAGGCAGAAGGAATGGTTTCTGTATTAACAGCTGCTTCTGATGTAGAAATACAACTAATATCTCCAAAAGGAAAAGTGTATACAAATAAAGATAGTACGATAACTACTGGTGAAGGTGAATCTTTCTTTAATGGGGCAACAATTAGTACATTTAAATTTGACAAAATGGACGTAGGAGAATGGAGAGTTAAAATGATGGCGAAGCAGTCGAAAGATGCATACTTAATTGTAAGCGATCACAAAAGTGGCGCGCCATTCGTTCTTCAAATGCCAACAAAAGTCAAAATTAACAAATCAGAGTATAAACTGAAAAAATCACCTGCGGCACCTGAAATGAAAGGAAATCTTTCCATAACAGTAAGAGTTGTTAATAAAGAAGGGAAGCTAGTCTCTGAATTTAATGAATTACAAAATGTTAATACAAATACATTTACAGGTGCTTTGAAGGACATAAAGCAACCAGGGGTATATAACGTTACGATGGATATAAAAGGGATAAATAAAGAAGGAAAACCTTATAATCGTACGATTGTTAAGTCGGTTTATGTGGAGAAGTAAGAGTGAATAGATTTTGATATGAAAATTGCCGAAACCTTGTGTTAGAAGGGGACGGCAATTTTTTATGTTTATTAGGTTAACAGAATAATGAAATAGGGGGTTACGTTCTATAATGGGAAAGAACCACCAAAAGGAACAGTTATAAACTCAGTTTTCCAGAAAGTACCGTAAGCTGGCTTTGATGGTTTATGTGAATCGTGGCAGGAACATCTTTTATACGAGTTTGAAGAACGATAGTATGAACCCAATATATTACCTCCTGATGATTAATAAATGTAAGATACATAGTAGTATATGTAAATGAACTACTATTGGCATGTATGCCTATCCTGTATAAGGTGGTAGATTTGGAATATAAAGCACTCAAATGGTGAAATATAGTTTATTAGAATAATATGTATAACGATTTTTGAAGACGAAAAAATTAATAATTTGGTAGAAAAATGAACTGAAGTTCTAAATAAATTGAATTATTGATGAAACGCTTATTATACGAATTGCACCTGAAAAAGTAGCATTGTTATTTTTTGGTGCGATAATGTTGTCGTTTAGCGAATTGCTCCTATTTAAACGTTTGTATATTAGAGTCTTTATTCGTTACTTTTTATTTGTGCAGTTGGGCAGGAAGAAGACGAAAGGTATCGAATTCATTTACATAGGAAGCATTGTTTGCTTTTGGTGTGAATAATAGTTAAAGATACGTTGAAATATTTAAAACTGTAACGAAAGAGCTATTAAATAATAGAGGGAGCAACTTACATGGAAAATATATTAAAGGTATCTTCAAAATCAAGTCCAAATTCAGTTGCAGGTGCAATAGCAGGTGTACTAAGAGCAAATGGCAATGTGGAAATCCAAGTAATTGGGGCAGGTTCTTTAAATCAAGCAATTAAAGCAATTGCGATTGCAAGAGGATTTGTTGCTCCAAGTGGTGTTGATTTGGCTTTTGTTCCAGCATTTCAAGAGATTTCTATCAATAATCAAGAAAGAACAGCAATTAAATTAATTGTAGGTCCTAGAAAGAGAAGATCCTAATAGAGTGCCTTTATAGGATGTGATTTGAAAAGTGCGATAGAAATCGTCCTTTTCTTTTTTTATTTATATTTTAAAGTTGAATTTTTAGTAATAAGCATTAGTGTAGTTAATAAAAAGTGTCGCAAATGCTTGTATGACAGGCACTTGTGACACTTTTGTAGTTTTATATAATATAAAATGAACAACCCTAAAACTGCTCATTCTTCTCCCAAGATTCAACGATATAGTATGAGAAACCTTATTATATCAAGGTTTGTAAGTGGTGATTTACCTCGATGCTCACATTTTGCTCACATTAAATTTGTTCATTTTTTATCAGGTGTTTTCATTAGATTTTATTATGCTCTCGAAGTTTTCCGCTGCTTGTTGCTGCATGTTCTGTGTGATGTGGCTATACTTGTCTAAAGTCATTTGAATAGATGAATGCCCTAAGCGATCTTGTACGATTTTAGGGTGTTCTCCAGCCTGAAGCATGAGTGTAGCGTGAGTATGTCGTAAGTCGTGTATACGAATTCGAGGAACACCAGCTTTTTTATAGTGATCATTCAAAAAGCGATGGGGAGCATCTATATGTAAGGGCGAATGTATCGTATTACCAGTGAAAATAAAGGCCTCTTCATTCAAGTGTATACCCCAGCGGAAAAATTCTTTCTTTTTATAGGAGTAGTAGGATTGTAACTTCCCTATAACAAAAGAAGAGATGCTAATGCTTCTATTTGAAGACTTAGTTTTTGTAGCAGCTTTAAATAGTCCTTTTTCTGTTTTTACAAGCGATTTATTAACCAGGATACGTTTATTATTAAAGTCAATATCTTTCCACGTTAGTGCAAGTAATTCTCCGCGTCTCATACCTGTATAGATTGCGAGTAAGAAGAACATATGGTACTTAATATTTTTTTCTTTTAGATAATGGAGGAATCGATTACATTCTTCGCTAGACCATGTTTTCATCTCGCCTTGCTCTTCACGTGGTTTTTTAACCTTATTCATTATATTATCATGTATGATTTCCCATTCTACAGCGTGTTTGAAAATACATCTTAGGCAGCGGTGGATATTGCTGATTGTACCATTTGATAGTCCTTTCTCCTTAAGTTCAGCATAGTAGCTTTGAATCATTACGGGTTTAATACTTTTAATCTTTTTATAACTAAATGGGGGAAGGATATAGAGCCTAACTAAGCTCATGTCTTTTTCATAAGATGTAATTTTTAAATCAGCTTTACGAAGAGGCTTTAACTTTTCCCATACATCTAAAACAGTTAATTGTTTGTCATCAAAATATATTCCTTTCTCTATCTCTGTAATCATTGTTGCAGCAGCATTTTGGGCTTCTTTTTTTGTTCTAAATCCACTTTTACTTTTTTGCTGTCGTTTTCCTGTGGTTGGATCTATACCGATATCTATCGTAAAAGACCAGGCATTTCCACGTTTACGGAAACTTCCTTTCATATTCAATACCTCCTGTATCGTTATTTTTTAAAATTACAGTATTGTGATATTTGATTCTGTAATTTACTTGCTAATAATTGATTTTTATAATGTAAAAGCCTTTTTTCAGCAAATTTTGTTGTTACATTGAATTTTTCTGAGATTATATATGCCTTTAACTGTAGGGGAGGAAGCTTTCGTAACATAAAAGTAGGTACACAAAATTGTTGTGCGAAGTTTTTAGCCTTTGCTTCTTGATAATCTAAAAACATTTGATGCATTAATAATTGATTACCAGAATGAAATAGGATGTGACAGGTCTCATGGCCAAAATCCTCCCATTGTTCTTGCTGAGAGATACGATTATCAATAACTAAGTTAGCTATTTGATTCCTTTCCATTGCATGACTTCCAAACGGAGCAAAGTACAGCCAAATGTTTAGCTTTTTCGCAATCTCTATCATATCTATTTGTTCAGGAACAATAATAGATATGGATTGGTACAAGTGCTGGATATAGTCTTCAAGTTGTGTTGTATAGTAGCGTTGCGATTGAAACATGATTTTCACTCCATTCAAATTATAAAACAAGAACACTTGTTCTTATTTTATAATAAAAGAGAAAAAGTTTGAAGCTTTATTTTTATATATTAAAATGTATGAGATTACTAATTTATATCTTACTAGGAATTAAATGTTAATATATGGTAATGAAATGATAAAGTATGGTGGTAGCAATTGGAATCGAAAAAAATCGTAAAGGCTAAAGAGCTAATGGAATATTTTAAGATACCGAGAGAAACCCTTCGAACCATGGGGGGGAATGGACTTCCAAGAATGGAGGAAGGAGAAAAGCCTCAAGAAGCTTAGTACGTGAGATTGAAGAAGAAATAGGTTGTCTTATTACTGTAGGAGAGCAAATAGAAGAAGTTGAGCATGAGTATGCGGATATTATTGTTCATTTAACTACATATAAATCATCAATAGATTCAGGTGTACCAGAAGCTATTGAGCCTGAAATGGCTACAGGACAAAATAGTTTTGTTGCCGATTTTGAAAATCTACAATTAAATAATATGAGTAGAGAAGAATCTGAAATTCATTTGTATACTTACTATGAGAATTTTGCTAGAAGAGGTAATAATGACAGGAGACGGGATAATAGCGCATTTACTTTTGATTATTTTGAAGCATTAAAATATAAAGAGTTAATTGAAGAAGAAATAAAGCTAAAAGAAGAAGATTTATTTAAAAACTTCTAAAAGTAGAGTTACTTATCGGTGGAGATTATGGAAAAAAGTAGCGATGTGAAAGAGATGGATATTATAGATCGAATACATCTATTTTTTTACATATATACACCATATAAGGGGAAGCTCTTTTAGAGAACTTCCCTTTATATGGTGAGTTTTTATCTCTTAGATTTCACATAGCCAGCGGCCTGAGCATCAGCCTCTGAACAGAACCATACGATATTATCTTTTGTAGAATCGTAATATTGACCACCAGGAACATGATATTTTTTAGAATTGGCATTTCCTTTAAATTGTCCTTTACAAGTAGTGTTGGCTTCCTTGTCATCACTAGGGTTATTCTGGAAAGGCTGGCCATTAGAACCTCCATGATTACCACTAGATGAGGAAACGATAGCACTTTTCTTTTGAGAAGCATCTTCCTGAGCTTTGCGATCAGCGTCTTCCTGAGCTTTGCGATCAATTTCCTCTTTATTCTTTGTGTCTTCTTTGGTATCAGCTGAAGTGGAAACTTTTGTATCTACCTTTTGTGTAGTTTGTTTGGAAGCTGGTTTTACATCAAGAAACGCACTACCCATTAAAAAGAATGCTAAAGCCAGATATAAATATGAAAATAACACTTTTTTTCTTGTTTTAATTTGTATTTTTGGTAACACCAATTGTGGTTTTATTAATCCAATAATTAAAGCTAGTAAGCTTAACAAAAAACCCAAAAGACTTATGTTAACAATTATGGGATGGATAGAATTTGGAATGATTGCTTGAAGTATCAAAAATAAAATTAAGATATAAAAAATAGAAGCGATAAACATTTTCCATCCTGTTTTAGAGCGATAACCAAAAATTTTTCTCCAGTTCATTCAAGAACCTCCTTTTCTGAAATGCTGCACTTTACTACTTAAAGTATAATGATAATATTAACCACCCTTCTCTATTTAATAAAGATAATATATTGATAAAATGAATATATTGTAAAACAAATACACGCATAAAGCGTGTTTTGTTGTAAATAAACCCTCTATTTTATTTATCTCCATTTTTTCTATTTTTTTCGTTCTGCATTATAAACGCCCAAAAGCGTTTTAACTCCTCGCGTTTTTCAGGTGAAGCATCTTTAATATTTTTAAACCAGAGACTCAGTTCTGGATCTTCATCAATATCAGCTGGCATAGGTTCTGGATAACTAGTTGTTCTTCCAAGCAGGAAGTCGGTTGTTACTTTAAAATAATTAGCAATACGATTTAATGTGTCATAATCGGGTTGGCGCTCATTTCTCTCGTACATACCGATGGTGCTTTCACTAAGTTTAAGCATATGTGCTAAATCTTTTTGAGTTATTTTCTTTTCTTTTCTTAATTCGCGAAGTATATTTCCAAATGTTTTCATTTTATCACCTGTCCTTATAATAACACATTGTGTGTTATTTAATTAAGTTTATAAGTTTCAACCGCACGAAAAGTGTTGACAACACGAAGTGTGTGGTTTATATTTAAAAATAACAACACAAAATGTGTGGTTAGGAGGTTCAGATATGAATAAGAGAAAAGTAGCGGCAACTCTTGTTAATTTAAGAAATGGAAAATCTAGAGAGGAAATTGCAGAGGCTATAGGAATCAGTGTGAGTACATTGCAAATGTATGAGAATGCACAGAGAATTCCAAGAGATAGTATAAAAATAAAATTAGCTAATTTTTATGGTGTTACAGTTCAATCTATTTTTTTTGATTTTTAACAACACAAAATGTGCGGTTTTGAAAAAGACTACTAGGGGGGAGAAATATGATTAATTTTGACATCGAATCATTCCGTCAAATCATCCGTGAAGAAGTAAAAAAAGCAACGGAACATCTTCAGCCAATGAAAGAATTACCACCATTTTTAACTATTACAGAATTAATGGCATTATTACATATTAAACGCACTAAAGCATCTGAGCTATTAAACCGTTCTGATTTTCCAGTATGTCGTGAAGCGGGAGTTCTTATTCCTACACACCTTCTTTTTAAGTGGATTGAGAATCACACTGAATGGGTAGAAAACAATACTGAGTATTACAATCCATTTAAAGAATCCGTCTAATAGTAAATTACCATAGTAAGTTGTCACAAATAAATATTGCTTTAGGTACGAATGGGGGAAGTAAACGATGTCCATAGGAAAAGAAGTTGCTATGGCACGCAAACGAAAGGGAATCACCCAAGAACAACTCTCCTTAGAAATCCCAGTGAGTCGTGAGTCACTAGCAAAATATGAAACTGAACAACGACGCTTACCAGAAGATTTACGGAAATGTATTACTGAAGGAATTAATGATCCGCAGTTGTTTTTTAAAATGTGGAGTGAAGCAGCAGGGGATGTAAGTATCCCGTTCTTCAATGGAGAGCACATAGATCATCATCCTACAAGTATGAGATACATGGTTTATCAAGAGACAAACAAAGCTTTGGAACAACTTGATACAGTATGTTGGTCTAAGCCTTCACAAACTTGGTCCGAAAGAGAGAAAGAGGATTTGAAAAAGGTAATGCATGAAATCTTGGATGCTACAGGTTCAATGATGAGCCTCGTAGCGGTCCTATGTGATCAATATGGTTTTTCAATGAAAGAAATTTTTAAGTACTGGAAAGTATCATTACGAGCTAGGAAGTATATAAAAGGTTAATTTAATTATTTTATTGGGGAGGTTTAAGTTATGACAATTGATTATGCAAGTCCAACTTTAAATCAATATAAAACGCTAATTCGTAAGGAAGCAAATTTATATGGTGATATTCGAATTGCAGCAGTTTGTGGGGACTATATGAAAGCTAGGGATTTAAAACAAGAGAAGAAATTAATGGAGATAAGAATTCGAATTATAGAAGCAGCATTTGTTTTGAAAAACAAAAAGAAAAAAGGAAAGGCCACCGCGTAGCCTGCGATAGCCAATCATGACAGTAGATAAATTATAGCATATAACAATTTAGTGCGACAAGCTGTTGTGCTTGTCGTTATGACCAGAAAGATTTGTTAACTCTAACCGCTTAATATACATTACATTCTGGTCATAACGATGCGTACAGTATCAAATTATTAAAAATGGGGAGCAAATTATGAAAGTAGAATGTAATCGTCTGTTCGACTTAGTTCTACCAGGTGATTTTGCTTTTGCAAATGAATTACATAATTGCATGGTGACATGTATTCATAACATGTTCAATGCTGGTTCATTAGATGAAGCAAATCATTGGGAGAAGGAATTAAATAGATGCGCAAAAGAATTCAAGAGCCTTCGTAATGAAAAAGAGGATCACGATGTATCAAAGAGTTATCGTGTAGTTGTTAAAAGCCTTCAAGGGCAGGGGATTAATGCATCAGTAGTTAGTCGAAGAAAATAAAAAATCTATCACTTGGCAGAGTGATAGATTTTAGACTCTAACAGAGAGTCTTTCTAAAAATTGAATTGGATTAAGTATATCAAAGCAAATCAAGTAAAACAATGGAGGATGAATAATATGGCAGTTTATAGACCTGTTCAAGTTTCATATTGGCAAGATGCTTTCGTTTTAGATCTTACACCGGAGGAGAAATACTTCTACTTATACTTAATGACTAATAGCAAAACTTCTCAGAGTGGTATCTATGAGCTTCCATTACGAGTGATAGAAATGGATACAGGGTATAACCGTGAAACGGTTGAGAAGCTGTTGGAGCGGTTTGCTGATTACGGGAAAATTCATTACAACAAAAAGACGAAAGAAATTATGTTGATTAATTGGCTTAAATTCAATGCTATTACAAATATGAATATTGAAAAGTGTGTGTTAAAAGAAATCCAGAATATTAAGTGTGAAGATTTTTTAATTGATTTTTATGAGACATGTTTAGATTTAGAACAGCAGCAAGATTTTAAAATTCTTCGTATTAAGGAATACTTCCAAGCTCGTTTTGAGTGGCTTATAAGGGGCTTCGAAGACCCTATGAAGGAAAAAGAAGAAACAAAAACAGAAACAAAAGAAAAAGAAAAAGAAGAAACAAAAACAAAAGAAGAAGCAGCAAGCTGCTCAAGAGATAAAAAAGTTGCAGAAGAAAATCCAATAACATTTTATGAGCAAAATTTTGGAGTTCTTAAACCATTTGTAGCTGAGGGTATTAATGCATGGATTGAAGATTTGAATGCACAGCTTGTTATTAAAGCAATGAAAATAGCTCTAGAAAAGAATGCACCTAATATGTCTTATGTACAAGGTATTTTAAGAGATTGGCATGCAAAGGGGTATAAGAGTATTACTGATGTTGAAGCTGCACAAACTCAATTCCGTAAGAAATACCAGTCTCGTGGGGGGACAAGTAATGCTCGAAAAGAAATTGTTCCTGATTGGTTACATACTCAAGATACGGAAACACATCCTCAATCAGTAGAGCATAGTGAAATCGAATTAGAAGCTGAACGGAAACGTTTAGAACAAGTGTTATCTAAATATAAAAAAGAGGCTTAGGAGGATTGTAATGCCAAAGCAGTTAACAATATTCGATGTTGAGCCTGTAGTAGCATTCGATACTGAGAAAGCACATATTCATCGATTAAATTCTAAAGTTCGTTTTACGGATGTAGTTGTTCAAGTACCAAAGCAAGTAAGAGCTACTGATGAATTAAAACCAACAACAGCGCCAGATGATCAGTATGAATTATTTGAGGAATATACAATTGGAATTTGGAGATTTAAGCGAGTGGAAGATAAGCAGTTCGATTGGGAAGAAGCGGAGGAGATTTGCAAGTCTGCGAGAGATAATAAAGAACCGATTTCAATACGACTTTATTTATCATTAGAACAATCATTTATTCCCGATAATGTTGTGGAATATCTATAACAAAATAAAAAAGTCGAGATTGCTCCCGACTTGCTTCGACAAAATAATCATAACATACGGGAGTGGTCTTAATGGGAATTATTAAAGAAAATCTTGTAGAAATGAAAGCTGAAATAGATTTGAAAATAAACGGAATATATGTTGTTAAAAATGGTCAGGTCCAACTAATAGAACCACCCCAAGGTGGATTTGGTGAACAATCATTTGTATATCAAAGTGGAAAAGTAATTCGTATGGAAGAACGAAAAACACAGTTATTATAATCGAATTTGAATTTTGTTAAGGAACAAGGGAGGTTTGTGGAAATATGTATAAGCCCCTTCAGAATAGTTATAGGGACTTTATAGTGAAAACTATATCTAAACAAAACTTTCCATTTGCACTACCAGATTCGGTGAGGCCAATGGTAACGGCCTTGATATCTTCAATCGTTTTGGAAATCGAATTTCCAGGAGGAACTGTGAAAAGAATTGAGTTACCTGTGTTTTGTTGCACATCAGCTTCAATAAGTGAGCTTTGTAAACTGTTAAAAATCGTGACTGTAGCAGTAACGGGTTGACTAATTTTTTTTTCCCAAACTTCTAGCAAGGTAATGTTGTCACTAAGTAGAAAATTACCACAAATGTCATTACACACAAGTTTTTGTTCTTCTTTTGGTGTTGGTAATGAATTACAGATTGGGATTGGAAAAGCACATGGTATTGGAATTGGATATTTAAAACTCCAAAAGTCCTTTTTCATATTTAATGCCTCATTTCTATAGTATAAGTGTTGTAAATAAATTAAGAAAAAGATATTAAATCCAAAATGAATTAATATCTTTTTCTATACAGGCTAAGCTACTTGACGTGCAGCATCGACACAGACTCTACCACTTACAGGTTGGCTAGCGGTACCAGAAAAGGCAACCAAAGTTCCTATGTTAGACACATAAACAGTTTGGCTATTTCCTGGAGTTATTGGGCCAATAATGTTTGTACCATTATTTGCTAAAAAAGCAGTGATAATACCACTTGCAGGATTATTAGTTAGAGTAACATAACCAGAAAGGACTGGACCGCCAGTATTGTTAAATACTGTAGCTCCACCAACTACATCCCCCCCTGTTGTAGTAAAAGTATTACATGTAGAAACAGAGACGAACTGAGGATCTGGACAACAACACATATACAACATCCTTTCATTCATTTAATAGTGTTTATCAAAATATAAAAATTTCTTATTTTATTAGATGCTTGTTTTTATTGGTAGGTAACGGCTCATAGGAAATCAATTTAATTATGAGGCAAGTTATGTATTGAATTGGTTGCTGGAAGACGGAATTAATTACGATTGATTTATAACAAAATAGTTATCTTGTAATCAAAAATAAAATAACCCGCTAGTTATAACGGGTTATTTACACAAGGTATGCAAGAAATTCGAGGTGACTGGACGAGAGTACTCTATGGAATTCCTTGCAATAATAATGTATTCAAAAGGATCAAAAAGGTTAATGGAAATTAAACAAAATCCTTATTTAAATAAAAAGAGCGCTTTTAAAAGCGCTTAATGACCAAGATGTATATTGAAAAAAAGGTTCACATCATATTGTATGTATGTTTTTAATGGTGGTGCAATTTTGAAACAAAATAGTTATTTTAATTAAAAGAGCAGCTAGCAAAAGCTAACTGCTTGTTAAAAAAAGAATCCACTCTAGGTTATTAACTGCTAGAGTTTCAAGAAATAAATGATTAAATTAATTTAATTTTTCAATTACAATCGAAGCATTTATATTCGTTTGTGTTCCACCTGCCAAAGTCTGCAAAGTAACTGCAGCAGCAGAAGTATGATTATTAAGGGTAATAATATCACCTGCAGCTAAAGCGATAATTGTTTGCCCATTGTTTGGTTGAGTCCCTGCACCTGATCCATAAACTGCGCTGGTAACCGGAGCGCCATTTAAAAAAAGTGTGAATTGATTAGGCTCAACTCCTGATACAGAAAAAGAAATTTTATAATCTCCTGCATTAAGAACCATTAATTGAGAAGTTCCCAGCGTATGAGTAAAACCAGATGTCATTCTACCATGTGAATTAAAAAGAATAGGTGCTTCTAAGGCAACAACTTGAGCTGCTGTATTGAAAACATAAGCATAATGAGATAACCCAGATACTGTAAGTCCGGTAGGTCCGGTAGCTCCAGCGGTTCCTGGTAATCCAGTAGGCCCAGGAATGCCTTGGATGCCTTGGATACCTTGAAGCCCAGTTGGGCCAGTCGGGCCGATAGGTCCAATAAGTCCTGGATTACCTTGAATACCTTGGATACCCTGAATTCCAGTCGCCCCAGTTATTCCAGTGGGTCCAATAGGACCAATAGGCCCCGGATTACCTTGAATCCCCTGAATCCCTTGACTTCCTTGAGGTCCAGTGGGGCCAGGAATCCCTTGGATGCCTTGGATACCTTGAAGTCCGGTTGGTCCTGGTGACCCAGTTGGTCCAGTGGGTCCAGTCACTCCGGTTGGTCCTGGTGGTCCCCCGAAAGGTCCAGTCGGGCCCGTTGGTCCTGGTGGTCCCCCGGAAGGGCCGGTAGGTCCAACAGCTCCAGAAGGTCCAGTTGGACCTACAGACCCAGGGATGCCAGGAATCCCTTGAGGTCCGGTCGGGCCAGGAATCCCTTGAATACCTGGAATGCCAGGAATCCCTTGAACGCCTTGAATCCCTTGAATTCCAGTGACCCCCGTTATTCCAGTCGGTCCAATAGGACCTGGAATGCCAGGAATGCCTTGGATGCCTTGGATACCTTGAATTCCAGTAGGTCCAGTTGGACCAATAGATCCAGAAATCCCAGGAATCCCTTGAGGTCCAGAAATACCTTGAGGACCAGTAGGTCCCAGGTTACCTTGAATTCCAGTAGGTCCCGGAGGTCCACCAGAAGGTCCGGTTGCTCCGGTTATCCCGGTAGGTCCTGTCGCTCCAGTTATTCCAGTAGGCCCTATTTGAGGTAAAGGAAAGGAACATGGAAAGGGTATGTGACAATTCTTTTTAAATTTACTCATTTTTACACCTCCCTTATAAATTAACTAACAATTTATATTTATACTTTAACAACTTATGAGTAAACAGACACACGGGTGTAAGGAAAAAAACTACAATAATTACATAAAAGGTTTTAAGAGCAAGCCTTTATTTCACATTCCATACCAAAAAGAGCACTATATATAAGTGCTCTTCAGATCAAAGCTCTTAGTGTAAAAGAGTACGTGATACCAAATGTAATTTTTTCATGGGCGTGAAGTATTTGAACAAAAAAAGCTATTTTAGTAGGGAACAAGTTTAAAAGGCCCTGGTTGACACAGGACCTTTTAAAAGGGAACAACAATTGACATGTTAATAATTATGACTGAAAGTTACTTTCATATTACCATTATTGGGATTTTAATTCTAATAATGGTTGTTGAGAAATAAAAAATTATTTGGCACAACAAAGCAGCTAGCTGAAGTAGCTAACTGCTCCATTGTACGCTTTTAGAAGTAGCATAGGATACAACTATAGTATAAACGGATATCGAAATATTATGCAGGAAAGAAAACTAAACAAAAATTTCATTTTGTCACAAATAAAAGAGCAGTTAGCCCAGTCTAACTGCTCGACACAAAGGTAATAATCTAGATGCATAGATATTATATGCCGAATTATTGATTTTATTCAAGAAGAAGTAAAGATTTCTTTAAGAAACAGGAGGAACGAAACAAAAGAGCAGCTAGCAAAAGCTAACTGCCGAAAGGTTCCAAGCTGCAATCACTGTTAAAAAAGCTGCTTACAGGTAGTATGTACAGAATTGTGAAGATTATTCGGATGAATAAAAAGAGCACCTTTGAACAGTGCTCTTCAGAGAGGAGCTAATTAAGTTAATTAAATGAATGAATGTAAAAAGAATACCTTTTTTCATATGAGAAGCGTTGATTTTTTGCTTCAAAATAATATATGAACTTTGAACTGAAAAAGCGATAAAAAATAAAAGAGCAGCTAGCAAAAGCTAACTGCTCGCCTCTCGACCAAGAGAGCAAGAGTGGGAAGAATTTAAAACCACCTTTTAAATTCTTCCATAGTATCGGAAAATATTTAGAATTTTATTCGTGTAAAACATAAAAAGAGCAGCTAACAAAAGCTAGCCACCAAGCCCTCGGGTATGAAGGAAAATCAGAAACTGTATTTACATTATTAACGGAATATTGAGTTTTATTCAGGAGGAATGAGGAAAATGGAAGAATTACCAGATAAAATAATTGGTCTTGATCAGATTCGTATCAATCGTGGCATCGGAAAAATATGCAAATGTGAAAATAGAAAGTTTGTACTTGATACAACAAATAAACGAGTAACATGCCATAGTTGCGGTTCAGTTGTTGATCCGTATGATGCAATTGTAGATTTAGCAAAGCAAAGAGAAGAATTCAATAGACAAGCAGAGTTACTTTTAGAACAGAAAAAACAGCTTGCAGCATATAAACCACATCTAAGAATTATCAAGAGCCTTGAGAAGAGCTATAGAGGACGTAAGATGTTGCCGTATTGTCCGAGATGTAGCGAACCGTTTTATTTAGAAGAATTAACTCATTGGATGGGTATAAGTTATGCGGAAAGACGTATTGAAAAGTGGAAAGAACAAAATCAAGCAAAATAATCCTTTTAATATAAGTGGTATGTAACTTAAAGTTACAGTTAGAGTATAAACAGAATTGGAAGAGTTACATGGGAATAGAACTTAATGAAAGGTTTATTTTAAAAGAAAGTGGTGATACAAATGTATATCTGTCCAAAATGTTTAGAATGTTTCGCTGATCAATATGAGCTTTTTGAACATTTTACATTGTGTGGAGCGGATAAGGATTCTTAAGTATTTTAATAAATTTAAAGATGTAGTTGGTTTATAAAGTTAATTCAGTAATAAGTATAAACGTAGAAGTACGTTTAACAAATTTGCGTAATTCCTAAATAAATACTTTTATAAGACATTATTATAAAAAGGAGATGGCCAAGAGATATTTAAAATTATTAACAGTGAGATGGGGAATTGAATAGGATTATATTAATTACTTAATGCTGGGATATGTTTTAAATGGAGAATCAATTTAAAGAGATATTTGGTGCATGGGTTGCAGCAATAGGAACAATTACTTCCGCTATTGGAAGTACGCCTTTTAATTTTATAAGCAGTAATGTAAGAAAGGATTTAAATGTTTATGGAAACGTATTACAGGCTGTTGGAAATGCTTTAGAGGCTGATGGTCAAGGAGAAGTGTCTCTTGAAAAAATCGGTAATGAAATCCAATCAATTGGTAATGTCACTGTAATATCTGGATTGATTATCGATTTTAAAGAAGAAACACAAATTAAATTAGTGATTGCCGGGAATTGGACACAGGCTTTGGGTGGACTTACAGCATTAGCAGATGAATTTGAGGATACATCCGATAAAGATGAATACTTAAATATTATAGGAAACTTATTACAATCAATTGGGAATTCATTACAGGCAATAGGAGGTATTGAAGAATTAAAAAGTATCAGAAATGAGGACCAGTCTAATAAAGAAGGTAATGTAAATGATGTGGAGAAAGATACAAACACTCAGGTAAACAACGAAACTAATGAAAATGAAGAAGGAAAGCTAATAGATATTATAGGAAGTTGGGTTCAAGCGGTTGGTTCTGTAATTTCATTAATTGGACAAATACGTGAAGAGAGTGAGGAATTGGAAGGGGACGATGAATAGAGTAATTTAATAGAACAATTAAAACAATAATTCTTTTAAATTGAAAGCAAACAGAATATAGTCCGGCTAGAAAACTAGAGGACACCAATTCATTAAAGCAGCAATTAAAGCTGTTTTAGGAATGGGTGTCCTTTTTATTTTGAAAAGGGGGATGGGGAAATGAAGGTGTTAAGAAATCAATTACGTGAATTGAAAAAGCAATCAAATCAAGCAAAAAAGAAAACTAAGAAAAAACGGAAAGAGAAGTTAAGCACTCGTGATATTGAAGATTTAATGGGGATTCATGGACCACGTTATGAACGCAGACGTGGAGCATTAAGACAAAAGTAATTTAAAAATAAAAAGGAGTGGTCTTACATGACTAAACAATTATCTTTCTTACCAAAAATTGATAGAGTAGCAACGCAGAAAAAATTAGAAGGTGTTCTCGAAAATGTACGTTTATATAGACAGTTTGGAATGATGCGTGAAGAAATGAAAGTCACTCCTTCTTATGAAATTAGATATCACGGACCTACAAATGATGTAGGAAAGCCATTAGAAGATGTAGCGATGGCTAATATACAACAAAGTGAACGAGAAGAGTGGATTAAGACAACGTCATTTCATATCGATCAATTCCTAAATCGTTTGGGTAATGGGCGTGCAGGAAAGGATCAAAAAAATATTATCGTTAAGCGTTATTTAGAAGATGAAGATGTATGTGATTATATGGTTTATAACGAAATTGGTATGAGCGAGCGTACTTATCGACGTGTTAAGGCTAGAGTGTTTTATAAACTTGCTTTTGCTCTTAGATTAGAAGTTTACGAGACAGAAGAAACTGGAGGGATTGAATAATGAATTTTGTTCAGCCAATACGTGATCCAGAGCAAATACAGCAGCTAAAAGATTATTTTAAGGAAAAGAGCTTGCGTAATTACATTCTCTTCATTATGGGAATTAATACAGGCCTGAGAATCTCGGACATTTTGAAATTGAAGGTAGGAGACGTCAAAGGTAGTCATATATCTATGAGAGAAAAGAAAACAGGGAAACAGAAACGAATACAAATTACTGCAGCACTGAAAAGAGAACTTAAATGGTTTATTGAAGAAAGAGAAGATCATGAGTATTTATTACAAAGTAGACAGGGGAAGAATCGTCCTATTGGGCGCAGCATGGCATATAAGATATTAAGTGGAGCGGCATCAGAGTTTGGGTTAGATGAAATAGGCACACATACCTTGAGAAAGACGTACGGGTACCATATGTATATGCAAACAAAAAACATAGCCTTACTCATGGAGATATTCAATCACTCGTCAGAGAAGGTCACGTTACGTTATATAGGGGTAAACCAAGATGCAATGGATAAAGCAATGACTAGGTTTAAAATCTAATCATTGCTTTTTTCTTTTAAATCTAGGGGTAGCGTAGTATTTTGGAAAAAAACTAGGCATAAGAGTATGCAAGATTTTATACAATTCCAGTAACAAAAAAGAACCCTAGAACCGTGCTAGGATAGGAATGTATAAAAAAATGCATAGATCCATAGAACAAAAAAAGAAGGCTCCTTGGTGAGCGTACGGCTTCCTCTTTTCATAACTGATAATGAGACGTTATGTTAACTAGTTCTGTATAGAGTATTCATATGTTTTTAATAATTCATCTTGAATCTAAGTACATTTCCTTAACAAGTGCATAGAATAATTTTGTAAAAACGTGAAGGGATTGGGGAAAATGCACTATAATCCTTATATATATCCATATCAATATTTTTATTATGTTAACATGCCAATACCAATGTATAACTATGGAAGACAGTCTGTTTACTCGACTTTTCCTAATGAGATAGAGCATGCAAACAGTTATGATTCTTTTCGTTCTTCCAACGGTGACAGAAGAATTTCATTAACAGATTATGGACCAAAACCATTTGTCGTTAATATCAATGAAGCAACGAAACAAAATAATACCTATCGTACTGCTTTATGGACAGGAACACATTTACAAGTTACTTTAATGAGTCTCAATGTTGGCGAAGATATCGGTTTAGAAATGCATTCTAACGTTGATCAATTTTTACGTATTGAACAAGGCCAGGGGATTGTTCAAATGGGAAAAAGTAAAGATAATTTAAACTTTAAAAGAAATGTCTATGATGATTATGCCATAATGATACCGGCTGGAACATGGCATAATCTAACCAATACAGGTAATATCCCTCTAAAACTTTATTCAATATATGCTCCTCCTAACCATCCATTTGGTACTGTACATGTAACAAAAGCTGATGCCATGGTAAATGAGTAAAACTATTAAAAGTATTAAAAAGGATCTTGGATTGAGGATCCTTTTTTTATGTCTATAATAGGACGTTATGTTAACAAGTCATGTATAAGATATACATCATGAATTTTATTAGGCGTAAACAAACATACAAGCCAAAGTACCAGATTCGAATATAAATAATTATATTAAATTTCGAAAAAAGGAGATGAATTGTTTTGAACTCATATTTTTCAAAACAAAGATGCTGTCGTAGACTTTTTCCAGCTTTTCCACCTGCTGTCCCTCCGATCCCAGAACCCCAAGGACCACTAACGATCATGACATGGAACATCTATTTTGGCACTATCTTAACGCCTTTATTAGGAACCACTCCAGAGCAACTCCCACAACGCGTTACTGAGGTCTTTACACTATTTCAAGCAACAAATTTTCCGGTACGAGCAGGGGCTATTGCTGATCAAATTGCAAGAAAAAAACCAGATATATTAGGTCTTCAAGAAGCAGCAATATGGCAACTTTTGTTACCTCAAAATTCTGAAGTAGCAGTAGAGTATGATTTGGTTTCGATCCTTCTCAAGGAGTTAGAAAAAAGAGGATTGCATTATGAAGTTTTAGCGATGCTAAACACTACGGACGCTACGTTACCTAGTAGCACCGGCTTCAACGTTCGATTTGTAGATCGAGATGTGATTTTGGTGCGAAAAAATTCAGGACTTAAGTTCTCAAATATACAAACAAAGATTTTTGAAGCTTTTCTTCCCGTTCCAGTTGGCGGTAATGTTGAAAAACTCCTGTTTGGTTTTATATCTGTTGGTGTCGAAATATCTGGTAAGAAATTTAGACTCGTAAATACTCATTTACAACCCGTTACACCTGAAATCCCCCAAACACTTCCAATACAACTCGCTCAAGCTAGCGAACTTTTAACTGGCCCAGGAGCGACTGATCTTCCCTTAGTATTCATAGGGGATTTCAACTCAAATTCTGACGGCAGTGGTCCATCTTACAATCTTTTGATTAATGCTGGATTTAAAGATACATGGACTATCGCAGGAAAAGGCAATGGATTAACATGTTGCCAAGATTCTAATGTATTAAATTTGATCTCACAACTATTTGTTAGAATAGACTTAATTCTCTTTCGAGGCGATTTCAAAGTTGAAAAAGTGGACGTTGTAGGAGAAGAGCAAGAGGATCGTACACCAACGGCGCTATGGCCTTCTGACCATGCAGGAGTTGTGGCTAGCTTGATTCTTCCCTCCTAAAGAAAAGATTATATTAAAAGACTCTGATAAATAAAGGATACAGTCAGAGAAATATGAATAACGATAAGCTGCTACCCCCATAAAACAGATGATTTATCTGATCATGTTTTATATGGTCCCCTAACCATAGGCGGTGATATTGTGATGGGATCTATCATAATTTATTTAATTAACTACCGATAATGAGACATTATATTAACTGAATATGTATAGAATATACATCACAAATTTTATTAGACAAGTATACAAGCAAAATTACTTGATTTGAATATAAATAATTATATTATGTTTCAAAAAAAGGCGGTGAATTATTTTGAACTCATATTTTTCAAAACCAAAAGGATGCTGTCGTAGGCTTTTCCCTGCTTTCCCACCTGCTGTTCCTCCTATTATTGTGAAAGCTAAATTTCTTTATGTATCTAGTACTGACGGCGGCATCGATGATGACACGATAGAAATTTATAATATTATTAATCCTACGGCTCCTATACGTGTAGGAGAGTTTACATCAGTAACTAATTTAGGTCCTGCAGGATTAGCTATTACAGGTACTATTCTTTATATCGCGAATTTAGGAGATGGTGTGGAAATTTATAATATCACTAACCCTATAGCCCCTATACGCATAGGAGAATTTGGCACAGCAGATTTAAATGTTCCTGATCAATTAGCAATTACAGGTACCACTCTTTATATCTCAAATGGTGGTAATAACACAGTGGAAATTTATAATATTACCAATCCTACAACCCCTATACGTGTAGGAGAGTTCGGCGCTGGAGATTTAAATGCTCCTTCCGGCATGACTACTACAGATTCCACTCTTTATGTCGCAAATACTGGAGATAACACAGTAGAAATTTATAATATTACTAATCCTGTGGTTCCTGTGCATGTCGGGGAATTTAACGCTGGAAATTTAAATATCCCTGCCGGATTAGCTGTTACAGGTACCACTCTATATGTCGCAAATGCTGGTGATAACACGATAGAAATTTATAATATAATCAATCCTACAACCCCTGTTCGTATAGGAGAGTTCGGTGCTGGAGATTTAAATGCTCCTGCAGTATTGGCTATTACAGATACTACTCTATATGTCGCAAACACTGGAGATAACACAATAGAAATTTATAATATAATCAATCCTACGACCCCTATACGTGTAGGAGAGTTTGGTGCCGGAGATTTAGATTTCCCTAATGGATTAGCAATTTTCACAGTATTTGGATACAACTACCAATAACGAGAATTATGTAAATAAGCTGTCCATATGGACAGCTTATTATATTTTTTCCGCATAGTGTAGGTTATTTTGCAAAATGCTGGTGGTATCCCTATACAGTTACTCATAATTTTCGTACTGTGTAACTCAAAAGAGAAAGTTAAATGAAATCAATGATACCAAGGGATTCAGCGAAGGGGTCAGTTACACACAATATAAGATATGGGTAAGTGGTAGTATCAAGGTATCGAATGGTGTATATACATAAATATATGTGATTTGGGCCATAACCTTGCCATTTTGGCAAAGTTATGGTTCCTTTTATTCGTGGCAAATTTATTGTTCAAAAAAAGACTATACTTTCTTATGTGAAAAATGCACCTCAATTGTTAGAGGTATCAACGATTGAGGTGCATTTCAAAATCTAGGGATTTAATTTTGTAAAACAAATAAACTATTTAACAAGATGAAGATGGTGGTATGCTTTGAGGGAAACGAAATAAGTTTTCAGGGTCATACTTCGCTTTTACTTTTCGAAGTTTTTCAAAGTTTGATCCATAATATGATTTTCCGAAATCTTCAATATTTTGATCCGGAACATTTACATAAGAACCTGTTACATATGGTCGTATCAGCTGGCGTACCCTTTCAACTGATGCCAGATTTGAAGCCTCTTCTGATTTATTTGTCCAACTAGCAGTCCATTCCGTATAAAACAATGGACTTCGCCAAAAGAAAGCTGTTTTACTGCTAGGTACTTTACTTATAGCACCACCCCAATTTATAAAAAAGAAATTGGCTTCTGTCCCAGTAGCCTCTTCTAAAAATTGTCTCATAATTGAAATAGGTTCTTCAGGCCAAAGATCAACTGCCCAAGCTGATGAAAATTTAACACTTTGATCAGATCTACCAGGTATTGGTTCATCTGGGTCTAAAAAGTCTATAGCATCCGGATAAGGTAAATTTTCTATAACTATTTGTGTTGGGGTTCCAATACTAGTTAAAGGTTCTAATAATTCGATTGCTTCATCTTTTGAACCTAAGAAAATACCTTCAGCATGACATAATCCATTTACTTTGCTATAAATCTCGAGTAAGCATCCTAATCGTGAATCTACAAACGGCGCCCATTCTTGCCAAGCTCTAAACACCGATTCAAATTGTTCCCATGGCCAAATGATATTGAAGACGGTTGCTGTTTTAGGGGCTCGACGAACTTTAAAAGTGTATGCAGTATTATATCCAAAATTCCCACCTCCGCCACCTCTAGAAGCCCAGAGTAAATCTTCGTTGTTACAATGATCCGCTTGAAGAATTTCACCTTTCGCATCTACCATTTCCAATGCAAGAAGGTTATCACTTATAAGACCAATCGATCGTGAAAGTACTCCAAATCCTCCACCCATCGTGATTCCTCCGATTCCAACCGTCGGGCTATCTCCAAAAGGAGCCATAAAACCTTCACGAGCTAACCCTTTTACTAATGGGCCAACGTGAATTCCTGTTTGAACGGTTGCAATCGCATTTTTCTTATCTAAAGAAACTTTATTCATGTCACTCACATCAATAACAAGTCCTCCATTTACTACTGAAAGGTTCTTATCTAAAGCATGTCGACCACTTCTGACACGTAAGGGAACTTTATTCTCACGAGCCCATTTAATAGCAATACTTACATCGCCTGAATCTTGTGCAAAAACAAAGACGAGAGGAAAGACATCAACATAAGGATTCCAATTTTTAACTGCTTCTAAATAACCTGGATCTCCTTTGAAGATTACTCGTCCTGTTAACTGTGTTGACCCCATATATTCCACTCCCTATAAAAAGTAAATTATAAATCTTATTTAGCAACGGCACCAAATTACGTAATTAAATCAGATATCAAACATAATGGAAATAACTCAAATCGTATGGATTTTTCAATCATATCTCAGGAGTAATTTTCAGTTTTAGAATATTCTCTAAGTAATACTTGTGGACATTAGAGATGTAAAGATTAATAATTTATGCCCTTATTACTTAAAAATTTTCATTGCTACAGCCCCTATTATTTATATATGAGTAAAGAGTTACTATTATTAACGGAATTGTTGAATCCCTTATTGGTGTAGAATATTTTTTACAAATTTAAGGGTAAGAAACCACTATAGATTAGGGGAGTATCATTAGAGAAATATACGAACTTACAATGTGATATAGATAAGTACATTTGGGATGTACTTACAGTGCTAACAAATAGTGAGGACAAATAAAAAAGTGTTAGCAAGTTTGCAAACGAACTTGCTAACACCAATATGAATTAGACATAAAATATCGCTGATATGTCACATTTAAAAATAGGTTGAATCCATTAAAAAACACTGAGATGGACTACTACTATTTTTCGGGGCAAGTTTATGAGTTAAAAAAAGATTTATGGCAATGTTATGCTTCAAATATTACAAGAATGTTCTCTAAAAATAATGCTTTCTGGCAATATTATGGTTCAAATTGTGGCGGACTTATGATTCAAATCACAATATAAAATGCAAGGGGGAGGTAATTGTGATTCATGTTAAATGAAGAACTATTAGAAGTAATAATTAAATATAAAAGGAATACGGGAAGAAATCCTGATATGTTAAAGCTAAATCCAAATTATTTTAGAAATATTCTAGAAGAATTGAATTATCCACATTGGATTATTAAAAAGAAAATGACAGAAATGAAAAAAGTATATTCGGTGTACCAGTGGAATTAACAGATGCAGTGGAAAAATTTGAGTTATGAAAACGTTGGCAGAGTCGTGACCGCTTTTTGGCAGGAAATGTGTCGGTTATTTTGGAATTAACGTGTTATATTTGTATTGTGGGAAGTGGCGGAAAACACAACTCACTATATTGTTTTTAAAATTCTAAACGGTTCGTAATGACGGCACATAAAATCCGAAACCAGCAGATGGTAGTGGTTGAATGATACCGTTATTAAGGAGAGCTTTTGCTCTTCTTCCAGTTACTTAATAATGCATAAAAAGATTGGTGCAGCAATATTAGGTGATTGGAAGAAGGGTAAAACTTCATTTACCGTAATTAAAATACAAATAAATAATTGATATCAGAGCATCCATAACGGTTGCTTTTTTCTTTGTTATATAGAAATTATACATTAAACGTATTTAAATACTGTTTTAGGTATAACATGAATTGACATCAATGGTACAGATATTAGATGTTAAATGTACCGTGAAACTCTTGGAAATACAATGATGGGAAATTATAATGATATTGGTATATTACGGGAGAAGGCGGAATTGTAGGAGTAAAGGGAATGTGCCCAGGTTGCATACCATATTGACCATATGAATGATATTGAAGTAAATGTTGCCAAGTCGCAGCTGGAGCTACAAAAGCAGTCCTCATCGGGAAGGGATTCATAATATAATCACTCCTAAAGTAGTATTCATGTACTAGGGTATGCGCTTACTGAATATAGATGTGCACAATCTAGGTCTATAAACATAATAATCAATGAACAGAAAAATAGGGTTACTAATCTTATGATGTCTCCATTATGGGTGTTTTATTTTACTATATAGATAGAACAAACATGTGTATAGCAATTATAGCAGGTGCTGCCGTGTTCTGGTTGGCGTCTTGTTTGTCGTTAAGGAAAGGTCAGCCCAAACGTGTTGCATTTTACAAAACAAACTCAACACAAACCAAATATTGTAAAGAAGTTTCAAAAACCATCTAATGTAACACATCATATATTTTGTTACATTAATTTCGATAAAAATAGTGATAGTTAACTAAGTGAAATTTATGCAAGGAAAAGCAGGTGTTCAAGGGGAAAAACAGCGTAAAACCAACGATGTATAAAACATGTTGTAAGTGGAAGTTCTTGAAAGTGCCACAAACGTTGATATGACGGCATATTTCCCGAAAGTCTTGTTTACATAAGTAACCTTATCGGCAGTCATTTTGTATATCCATTCATTTCCCGTGCATAAAACAAATTTCCTGCTGCTATTTTAAAAATAAGATTCTTTTTTGTGCTAAGATGGATAAAAAAGGATGATCTTATGAGTTTCTTATCAGTTGTGTTAACAAAGGACTTTATATCAGTGATGGCAGATGGCATGGTTAGTAAACTGGAAGATGATAAATTGACTGAACTTAAATCGGATTATAAGAAATTTAAAAAGATATCAAAATATCAATTTGTTACATTTACAGGCGCAGTAATGATTTTTGAAAATATAATTAGAAAATATACTTACAAGGAAAGCCCGTATGATTTAGAAATCGTTGCTAATGAAATTAAACAATTGTTACTTCAAGAAATCAGAGATAACAAGCTTGTTGGTCAAGTAGTTGTAGGTGGTATACAAAGCGGTGATATAATTGCGTATGCAATTACGAGTGATAATCAAATTAATAGACTTTATAAGCCTACTGGTTCAGAGTTAGCGCAGTTATATTTAACGAGCGAATATATAGATCCTAAAATAATGGAAGATATACCTAGTTTATTTATAGATTTTTGCAAGAAAACTAACAATATAGAAGAGTCGCAAATATTGTTGAATAGAATTGTGGCTGATAACGATCCAACAGTTAATAAGGAGATCCAACGTTTGTTAATTGAACTTTAAAGTAGCGAATCCGCTGCTTTTTTATTTTGTAAAGCAATTAGCGTGAGGTGGTGTAAATGGAAGAAGAAACTATAAACGTTCCTACATGCTCTGTTTGTAATGAGCCGTGCATGTGGACATTAAAAATGCCATTAACTATTACTCATTTTGATAAAACATATCTCCGTGAAGCAAATACGGATAATGCTCATATATGCATTGAGTGTTTAGAGAAGGAAGTGCAAACAATTGGATAAGGGGGCAGGTGTTATGTAATTATGGCCAGACAACGAAGTCCAGACCGTAACAAAGCGTATGAAATATTTAATGAACATAATGGTGATATTACGAATCGTAAAATTGCCGAATTGTTGTCTACATCCGAAAAAACTGTAAGTGAAAAGACTGTTGGTGGATGGAAATCCAAAGATGGATGGTTAGACAAATTAAATGGAGTACTCCATAAAAATGAACGGAGTACTCCAAAGAAAGATGCGGAGTACTCCAAAAAGAAACCAGGAGCACCCAAAGGCAATAAGAATGCTATAAACAATCGTGGTGGAGCCAAAAAGGGCAATAAAAATGCCGTCGGTAATTCTGGTGGCGCTGCTCCACTACGTAATGGTAATGCAGCTACTCATGGTTTATATAGAAAGTACTTACCGCAAGAAATATTTGATTTAAAGGAAGAATTAATAGAAGCAATTAACAATGATCCTTTAGCGATCATATGGGAAAGTATTATGCTGCAGTACACTCAAATCATTCATGCTCAACGTATTATGTTCGTTAGAGACAACGAAGACATGACAAAGGAACTGCGGAAAAATAAACTAACCGAAAGTGGTTTTGAGGAAGAGTGGGAAATTCAATTTGCTTGGGATAAGCAAGCTAGTTTTTTAAATGCCCAATCTAAAGCAATGTCAACGTTAGTAAATCTAATTGAAAAGTACGATAGGTTAGCTAATACAGAGGAACAAAAACTACGCATTGAGAAACTCAAGAAAGAGATCGCTGCTATTAAAGTTGATGGTGATACTAATCAGAATACAGAAGACTGGAAAGAATCACTTATGAAGATAGCAGAACGCAGACGTAAACAAAAGGAAGCTGAAGCTAATGAGTAATACGGTTTTTAGTGAATTTATGGAGATTATCGATGTTTATTGGGATGATCCAGTTGCGTTTGCTGAAGATATGCTGGGTTTTTATCCGGATGAATGGCAGAGAAAAGTTCTTATGGATTTGGCACAAAGTTCAAAGGTTTCTGTGCGTTCTGGTCAGGGTGTTGGTAAAACCGGCCTTGAGTCAGTTGTTGTTATTTGGTTCCTCTGCTGTAGGCCGAATCCAAAAGTTATTTGTACAGCTCCTACAAAGGAACAGTTATTTACTGTACTTTGGGCTGAAATAGCAAAGTGGTTAGAAGGCAGTGCGGTTAAAAATCTTCTTAAATGGACTAAAACACGAGTATACATGATTGGTAGTGAAGAACGTTGGTTTGCTACTGCTAGAACAGCAACTAAGCCGGAGAATATGCAAGGTTTTCACGAAGACTATATGTTATTTGTATGTGATGAGGCTTCTGGTATAGCAGATCCTATTATGGAAGCTATACTTGGTACTTTATCTGGTGCAGAAAATAAATTGTTTTTATGTGGAAACCCAACAAGAACAAGCGGTGTTTTTTATGATTCTCATAATCGTGACAGAGATTTATATAAAATACATAAAGTCTCTAGCTTAGACAGCCCTCGAACCAGCAAAGATAATATAGAAGTATTAAAAAAGAAATACGGTGAGGGTTCAGACGTTTGGCGTGTACGTGTACTTGGTGAATTTCCTAAAGCAGAAGCAGATGCCTTTATTCCACTAGAAATTGTAGAGCAAGGAGCATCTTGTAAGGTGGATCCGACTGGTGAAACGCTTGATTTAGGCGTTGACGTTGCCCGATTTGGTGATGATGAAACTGTAATTGCTCCAAGGATAGGGAATAAAGCCTTCAAATTATTAACTCATTATAAACAAGATACAATGGAAACTGCTGGTCATGTATTGAAATTAGCTAAAGAATACATGGCAAAATATAAGCAGCTAAGAAGAGTTGATATAAAGGTCGATGATAGTGGCGTCGGTGGTGGCGTTACAGACAGATTGAGAGAAGTTATTAAATCTGAACAATTACCATTCAAAGTATATCCGGTTGTAAATAACGGAAAGCCGCTTGATGATGAGCATTATGATAATGCAGGTGCAGAGGGTTGGGCTGTTATTAGGGATTTACTTGAGGAAAATATGAAAGCTTTTATACAAGGTGAAAAACCTACAATGGAAATTCCAAACGATGAGAAAATGATTTCTCAATTTTCTAGCCGTAAATATAGAATAACGAGTAGAGGTAAGATTGCTTTAGAGCGAAAAGAAGAAATGAAAAAACGCGGATTGCAATCACCCGATAGAGCAGATGCTATAGTTTTAGCCTTCTATAAACCAAAAGTAGTTATGGGCGGTAAGGTTAAAAGAGTGTAGTCGAACATTTAATGTTCGACTATTTCTTTTGCTCTTTTTATTAATAGAAGAAAGGAGGACATACAAACGATATGAGCGATAAGAAAACCATAAAGAATGTAAAAGTATTCGGCATTAATAAAGCAGCAGATGATCCAAAGAATAAGGAAGACAACAGTAAACAAATGACCGTTGACCCATTCGCGCAAATATACGGCGATAAGGGATTAGTAAAACCTCCTTATGATATGAAAGTGTTGATAGATATAAAGGAAAGTAACCCTATACACTCTGCTTGTATTAGTGCAAAAGTGGATGATATTGCAGGAGTTGGTTTTGACTTTGCTCCTTTTGAAGAAGTAAAAGAAGTAGCGAGCCAGGAGCAATATAAGCGGTTAAAAGAATTTATGCGGAATTGTAATCCAGAAATGACGAGTTCAGAAATTCTTAGAGTTGTATGGGATGATTATGAAACTGTTGGATGGGGCATTTTTGAAGTTGTTCGTAATATCAAAAATGAACCTTCAGAACTATATCACATTCCAGCTCATACAGTTCGTGCTCATAAAGATAAAGTACGATTTGCTCAAATTGTAAATAACAAAGAACGTTGGTTTAAAAAGTTTGGTTATCCGGATGATTTTCGTCTTGCTGATGGTAGGGCGCTAAATGCAGAGGATGTTGCAGAAAGCGGAACAGAAAAAGCCGGAGAAGTAATTGTTATTCGTAAATTCGGTTCTCGTTCTTCTTATTATGGGATACCTAATTATGTTAGTTCTATTGGTTCGATAGTTGGATCTCAAGCAGTAAGAGATTACAATATTAACTTCTTTACAGGAAAGACTATTCCGGATGCTCTGCTATTCCTTGAGGGCGTTGATGAAATAGATGATGGAACGGAAAATGAACTAAAAGCATTCTTCTCTGCAGAAACAAAAGGAGAACATCATAAATTGGCCGTTGTCCCTGTACCGCCAGGGGCAAAAGCTAGATTAGAAAAAGTTAGTCCAGATGTAAAAGAAGGCAGTTTTCGTTTATATAAGCAGGATAGCGCAATGGAGATATGTGTGGCCCATCGTGTGCCGCCTTATCGTATCGGTTGGGCTATGACAGGTTCATTAGGACAAACAACTGCTAAAGAAATGAACGAGATGTACAAGCGTTCTATTATTGAGCCTGGACAAGGAATATTAGAACATCGATTAAACAATCAATTGTTCCGTGTATTTGCTGAAATACTCGGTGGATTAGATTGGCATTTCAAATTAAACGAAATTGATACAGATGATCGTGAAGCTGATATGCAATATGCGGCAGATGGATATGAGAAGCGTATATTAACACGGAATGAATCTCGTAAAATAGTAGGTTATGAACCTGTAGCAGATGGGGATACATTCTTTGAAGGTGGTCCATCCGTTTCTCAAATAGAACCAATTGCAAAAGCTGCAGATAATGAGCAAGATAACATAATTGCTATTAATGCATTTAGGGAAAAGCATGAAGAAGTAGAGAAAGCTATGCAAAAGAAGGTAGCGGATTTTTTTCCGAGCAGGGAAAACGGATCTTAAACCTGCTTCCCGTAATTCGTATTAATAAAGTAGATGAAGAGATTGATCTTGTAATTTCAGAAGCAGAAGTTGATGAATTTCTTGATAGTGTCGATTGGGATGAAGAAAGACAAATGTTTGTCGATGAAGTCACAGACACTCTGCAGGATGATGTAACAGAATTTGTACAAAGTGCTATTGCATCAAACGGTTTAACCTGGATGGTACTAGATCCAATAGGCGACGTTGCTGCAAAATGGGTTGCTGCTTATGCCTTTGAATTAGCAAAGGGAATCCATGAAACTACTAAAGATAGATTAAGAGAAACAATGTTAAAGAATCTCAGTGAGGGAATGGGTGTCGATGCATTAAGTGTTTCTATTGCAGATGTAATGTCAGAAGCAAGCAACTACAGAGCAATGATGATTGCACGTACAGAAACAACATATGCAATGAATTACGGCAATTTAATTGCTTATAAGGGCGCAAATAGAAACAAGAAAACATGGCTTACAGGAAACGACGAGCGTGTTTGTAAAGAATGTGGTGGTTTACATGGCGAAACAGTAGATATTGATGATTTATTTAGCAACGGAAAGATGTGTCCGCCAGCCCATCCACATTGTCGCTGCACTATGATTTCAGAAGAGTAATAAAATACACCTATTTGATTGGGGTTTCATCGTCAAAACGTGTACGGCTTTAAATTGGCTGCTATGCGTTTTGACAGTGGAACCCCAATATTTATAGGGAAGGAGGTAAAACGATGGGATACGAACTAAAAAACGCCAATATCAGTTATGTTTCATTAGTTACAAAGGGCGCAAACGGTCGTCAATTTGCCATTATGAAAAGTGAATCTGCTAAACAACAAAATATAACAAAGCAAGTTCCAATCCTTAAAACAGAAGAAGAGAAGCAGCTTGTTACAGGTGTGGTATATGAACCAGATGTAGAAGATTTACATGGGGATAAAATGACCGCAGAAGAAATAGAAAAGGCTGCTTATACCTTTATGGAAAATTACCAACACATCGACAAGCAACACGATGAAATCGCTGGTAAAGGAACAGTTGTTGAAAACTGGATTGCTAAAAGTGATATGACAGTAGGCGAACAAGAAGTACAAGCAGGAACGTGGCTTATGACTGTTCGTGTTGATGATGCAGACACCTGGGAAGAAATTAAAAAAGGTGAAGTCACTGGTTTTTCTATGGGTGGATTTGGTGAACGTGTAGAAATTGCTAAGACTGATGATTTTACTCATGAAGATAAAGGTCTTATTCGAAAGATGCTAGATTTCGTTAAAGGTGAAACTCACAAAATCGCAAAAGGCGAAGTAAAAGACCGCTTTATTGATGAAAAACAAAAGCGTGATTTACGGGCTGTTTTTAATTTGTTTGAAGATGTGTTCTATTGGGAGATTTGGGAAAGTAATCCCGATATCGAACGAATGGCGGCTGCTCTTGATGATATGAAAGACATACTTTCTTCTATTAAAGGCGGTTATACCATCTCGAAATCAGAAGATAGTGTACAAGCAGAAAACATTGTATTAGAAAGTATTAAAAAAGCTGGGAAAGTATTATCCCAAAAGAATCATGCAAAATTAGATGAAGCATTAGCTGTAATTAGTGAAATAAAAGAAGCTGCTTCACCACAGGAGGAAGACGAAATGAAAGCAGAAGATATTGCAGAAATCGTAAAACAAGCTGTACAACCATTAACCGAAAAGGTCGATAAAATCGCAAAACAAGTAAATGGTGAGGAAGATCCTGGTGATAATCCTATTCCGGAAGAACAAACGGAAACGGAGAAGATTGAAGGACTGATCCAAAAAGCTTTAGAACCAATTGCAAAACAAATTGAGGACATTGGTAAAACTGCTGCTATTCGTAAAGGATTAGATCCAGATGAGGATGTTTCACCAGGACAACAACAAATTAAAAAATCTAGATGGGCAGGATTAAACCTGTAAGGGGAGGATTATAACTATGACAATGACTAACGCAGAATTATTAGTTCATATGGAACGAATTTCAAAAAGTACAATGACAACAGGAGGAACAACTGCTGGACTATTAAATCCAGAACAAAGTAAAGAGTTCTTCCGTATGGCATTTGATACAACGCCATTCTCACAATTACACCGTAAAGAAATGCGTAAAGCAAAACAAGGTGAATTAGATAAAATTGCAATTGGCGGACGTATCTTACGCAAGAAAACAGAAAACAGTGATGATAATTACCGCGCGGGTGTACAAACTTCTAAAATTGAGTACAATACAAAGGCTATTCGCTTACCTTGGGAGATTACAGAAGAATTACTCCGTGAAAATATTGAAGGTGAAGGTTATGAGGATACTGTAATGGCCCTTATGTCTACACAATTAGGTATCGATTTAGAGGATTTACATTGGAATGGTGATACAGAATCTTCCGACGGAATGTTATCTATTAATGATGGATGGTTGAAAAAAATCAAGAAATCAAAAGAGTCTCATATTGTCGATCATGCTAAATTGGTAACTGGTACAGGCGAAGCTGCTGCAGCAAATGGATTTGGAAAAGGTTCTATCTTTGCTTTATCCGGTGCAATGCCAAATAAATATAAAAACAGCAACCTACGTTGGATTATGTCTCCAAGCCGTAGAGAGAAATGGATTGAGTATTTAACAAATCGTCCTACTGGTGCTGGTGATGCTGCGTTACTTGGAGCAGGAGATCAAGTTAATAAACCAATGGGATACGGAATTGTTACGGTTCCATCTTTAGAAGACGATGTTATTATTCTTGCAGACCCTAAAAACTTTATTGCAGTTAATACATACGACACTCGTGTTCGTAAAACTACAGAAGGTAAAACTGCAGTAATGGAAGATAAACGATTCTATGTAATTCACTTTGATGATGATGCTGTAATTCAAGAAATGGATGCAGTAGCAATCCTAACAAATATTCCTGATACGTTTGGAGCATAATATCCAGGCGTATTTTTTATGGAAACAAACCCTTTGTTATCAGGGTTTTGAATGTATACTTTTTTAATATTTTCTCGTTTTTAATGGAAATCGAGATAGAACCAATAAAACCAACAATTCGAATGTAAACTTTCATTGATTAGTTTACATTCACATTTTCAATAAGAAAAACCACAGCAATTGCTATGGTTTTTCTTTTAATGACCTAAACTATGTTGTAAATGCTCATGGCATTATATGTTGGATTTCAAAAAAAGTGTTAAAACATAACCTTTAATAATTAGTATACATTCGTGAAAGGGGTGTTAATTATGAAAGTAGTTACGCTACGATTCGGTGGCACTTACACCGCTTATGGACAAAAGTTCAAGAATGGTCAAGAAGAAACAGTTGCAAATGATAAAGCTGATTATCTTGTAAGTACTGGACATTTTGAACTTGTAAAAGAAGTCGATAAGAAGGAGAAAGAAACATAATGGACATTACCATGCAGGACATTAAAGACCGCGTAAATGTGCAGAAAATGCCCGATACGGTTATTAAAGAACTAATAGATTACTATGCAGTTATTGTTAGGAAGTATTTAAGAGTTAATTCGGAGAATCCAATGAAAGAAGTCATTCAAACAAGCAAACTAGCTTGGCTTTCTTTTCCTGCTGAATCTATAGCAAAAGTGACTCATGTTAGTTCTAAACAAGATATGACCGATTCTATTACTGTAAATGGGCGTATTGTTTACGGTTTATCTGAAAATCAGTTATATGAATTCGAATATAAAATACAAAATTATGATGATCTGCAGGTACTTATGAAGAAATGTATTATTGATTTGGTTGTTTCTGCAGTGGTTCGTGCTAACTTACAACGAAAAGGTATGAAGACATCGGAGAGTATTGGCGATTATTCATACCAGATTAGCCCAGAAACACTAGATGAACCAGCTACAAACAATAAGATACTCAATGGTTTAAAAGGTTTTAGAGCAAGAGTTAAGCCGGTGATGGCTACATGAATACGTACTTCAATGATGGTGATATGGATGATTTATATATTCATGAGGTAGTAGTAAAACGTAAAACGAAAAAGAAACAATCCTCTGGTAATTATGCAGAAACAGAAGAAGACATTTATGAGAACATGACTTGTCGTGTAACTACTAATTCTGCTGCTGATAATGAGAGATTTAAACGTGATAAACAAAATTTCGATACAACTTTTAAGATATATGCACCTGCTTCTTACAAAATTAAGCCTAATGATCGTATTCATTTCAAAAGTGAAGAATTAGGTGTTGATTATACGTTTGAAGTTAAAGGAGAACCGCGCAATCCTGCGTTTATGAATCACCACATTGAAATTTATTGCGAAAAGGTATGATTCTATATGGCTAATTCAGTAGAAATTGAGTATTCAAGCAATATGGAGCAAATAAAGACGCATATTAACGCTATGTGTGTTGAAAAAGTCACAGCAGCATCTATTCATTTACAAAATCAAGTGAAGAAGAATCTCACGGGTAGCCGTAGCGGTAAACAATACAAAATACCTCATACGAGTCGTAAATATACTGCTTCTAAACCGGGTGAAGCTCCTGCTGTTCGTACCGGTGACTTGTTAAATTCGATTAAATACAATGTTAAACGGTCACAATCAGAGGTATTGGGTGCAGTAGGGAGCGACTTGCAGAAAGCAATATGGCTTGAAACTGGTACAAGTCATATGGAAGCCCGTCCATTCCTATTAAAAGCGTTTGAAAAAGAACGTAGAGAACTTAAAAGAATGATGGGAGGGTAATAGGTGTCTAACGCTATTGCAGCTATTAGAATGCTTGTAGAGAACGATGAAATAATAAAAGCTAATCTATCAGAATATGGTGAAGGCGAGGACAAAGGCCCTGCTCTTTCATTCCAAACTGCACAAGATGATATGGAAATGCCTTATGTAGTTATGAGAATTGAAGCAGATAATCCGGATGATGTTGAAATTATAGATCGTATGATTCTAAATTTCGATGTTTATTGTGATAATGGGGATTATGATAAGGCAAAGTTAATTGCTACACGTATTGAGAAGTTACTAGATAGAGAAGTTGGTTTAAAAGATGATGGGATACTTTCTATACATCGTGCAGGTAAACTGCCGGTACCGGATGAAGACCCATCTATCATTCATATAAATGCAAAATTTCTTGTCCGAACCATGCGAACGGACTTGTATTAGGGGGTAGGGCAAATGAGCTGGAAATTAATTAATGGTGTCCGTGAAGGGACTACTGATAATTTTGTTATCGGTCCTGGTGTCATTTACAAAAACTTTAAAAGTATTAAAGATTTAGGTGAAATGGTTGGGGCAACAACTGGCGGAACAAAAGTCGGTTTTGATCGTGAGTATTATGATGCAGATATTGATGGTGTACTTGGTAAATTAGTACGTGGTAAATGGCTATTAAAAGATGAACCACATGTTGAGGTAACACTTGTGGAATTTACGAAAGAAAATCTGCAGTTAGCTTTACCTGGGATGACGGTAGATAGCACTACAGAAGCGGATTACGATATTATGAAACCTTCAAATGATATTCCGGATTCAAATTACCATGATATCGCACTAATCGGTATGATTTCGGGTAGTGAATCACCTGTCATTTTCGTAATTCGTAATGCAATGGTAGTTTCATCTATTGAGGTGGATCTAAAAGACGGTAAAGGAACTGTTGGTTTGAAATGTAAGTTTATCGGTCATTACAGTGAATCTGCACCAACTACACCACCATACGAAATCTATTTACCAAAGAAAAAGAAAGCAACAGTACAAAAAGCACCGGCTACCGCATAAATGGTAGTCGGTTTTCTATTGCATAAAACGAGCTGAATACAAAAAAGGAGCGGACGAAATGACTTCTATATTAGAAAAAATGATGAATACCGGTACAGAAATTACAATCTTAGGTGAAAAAGTAACAATGCGACGGTTAAATGTAACGGACGTTTGGCGATTCGCTAAGATTATTTCGAAGGTGGGACGCAACGCAATAGTTAACTTTGCTGATTTCGGTAAGGATAAACAAGCAATGGATGAACTAACTAAAGCAGCAGAATCTCTTCCAGAAGAAGAAAAACAAGCGCAACTAGTTGCACTTAAAGAGAAGCAGCAACAAAAAGGATTAGAATTTGCTTTCCGTGTTCTAACGATGATTCCTGCTTGTGAGGATGATTTTACAGAGTTCTTTGCTAGTTTATTAAAAGTGAAAGCAGAAGAATTTAGACAGTTCCCTCCGGAAGCAATGGTTGCTGTTATACAAGGCCTATTAGAAAGTGAAGACCTAATGACTTTTTTCAACCAGGTCAAGGGACTCGTGAAAATTCAGAGCGAGAAGTGGAGCCAATCAGCAGCAGCTCCGATTCAAGCCTAAACGAAAATTCAGATGAATATTTAGAGGAAGCCGAACAAAATATGTTACGCGCTTTCGATAAGATCCAAAAACGGTATGGATGGACAGATGATTATGTCTTATCAATACCGTATTCGCGTTTAATGGACCTGTTTTCTTTAATTGCACGAGAAGAGCAACAAGAAGAACTAAATGAGTGGAAGAAGATGGCGTTCATTGGCTTTCAAACTCGTCAACTTGAAGAAGGTACTACTTTTAATGATTATCTTCAAGCCTTTGGACTAACGGACACCCAGGACGATAAAGAATCATCTTATGAAATGGGTGAAGTATGGACGAAAGAAGAGTGTGAAGCGCATGTTGCTCAAATCATGGCTCACTTCCAAGAAGACGATGAAGAATAAAATGGTTATCGGCCCCGTGAAAGGGGGTGCGTAAATGTTAGCTGAAATGTTCCAACTGTTCGGAACGATTGGTATTAAAGCAGAAGGCGCTTATAAAGATTTACAACAATTCGAAGATCGTGTACAAAAAACTGCAAATGGAATGCATGATAAGTTTCAAAAAGCAGGGGAATCAATTAGCCATGTAGGTAGCAAGATGCAAGAAACAGGCGCAAATATGACTGCCGGTGTTTCATTACCTTTAGCTGGTATTGGTGCAGCTGCTGTAAAAGTAGCGTCTGATTTTGATGCTTCTAATAGAAAGCTAGAATCTACACTTGGTTTATCAAAAGAAGCTACAAAAGAGCTTGGTAATGTTGCAAAAGATACCTGGAAAGATGGATTTGGAGAAAGTATTCAAGAAGTTGACGAAGCCGTAATACAAGTAAGTCAAAACATGAAGAATCTTTCTTTCGATGAAATGCAGGGAGCTACGCAGAACGCTATGACTCTTGCAAAAACTTTTGACACGGATGTTAATGAGGTTACACGAGGGGCCGGACAGCTTATGAATCAGTTCGGTTTAGATGCAAAAGAGACATTTGACCTTTTAGCTTCTGGTGGACAAGCAGGCTTAAACTTCTCAAATGAAATGTTTGATAACATTTCCGAATACGCGCCTTTATTTAAACAAGCAGGGTTTTCTGCAGAAGAGATGTTTACCATTATGGCAAATGGAACGCAAGATGGTTCATACAATCTCGATTACATAAACGACCTTGTGAAAGAGTTCGGTATTCGTGTGCAAGATGGATCAAAAGGGGTGACTGAAGCCTTTGCAGAAATGAGTCCAGAAACTCAAAAAGTTTGGGACAATTTCAATAAAGGTAAAGGAACTTCTGCAGATGTATTTAATGCCGTCTTAGGTGACTTAGGTAAGATGGACGATAAAGTAAAAGCAAACCAACTTGGTGTTGCTGTATTCGGTACAAAATGGGAAGACATGGGTGCAGATGCTGTATTAGGTCTAAATAACGCCGATGGTGCATTACAAAACGTTGATGGCAGCATGAAAAAAATGCAGAAAACGCAGCAAGAAGCTTTTGGTGTTCGTTGGCAGAAACTTGCTCGTACTACAATGGCATCATTAGAACCGTTAGGACAAGCTATTTTAGACATTGCAGAAGTTGCTCTTCCTCCAATCATTAAAGCAGTAGAAGTTGCTGCAAAGGCATTTAGTTCTATTCCTAAGCCAATTCAAATTGGTATCGTAGCAATTTTAGGTATGGTTGCTGTATTAGGGCCGTTAATTGCCATGATGGGCTTTATGACAAGTGGAGTAGGTGCATTTGTTGGCTCGTTTAGATTCTTGGTACCAGTATTAACAAAAGTACCGATGCTATTTACAGGCATTCTTAAAGTCGGCCCTAAACTTATTGGTATGTTTGGTGGAATCGGGAAAGCTCTAGCGCTGTTGGGCAGATCAATGATGACCTTACTGATGAATCCTTGGACAATTGCCATACTAGCAATTGTAGGATTAGTATATCTGATTTATAAAAACTGGGATGACATCGTTAAATATACCAAACAAGCAGTTAAATGGGTTGGTGATGCCTGTTCTAAGGCTTGGGACGCAACCGTAAAAGGCGCGAAATCCGCTTGGAATGGTTTAGGTAAGTTCTTCTCTGGATTCTGGGAAGGTACGAAAAAATTATTCAGTTCTGCAATGTCATTCATAGGTAAAATATTTTCTAAAGCTTGGGATGGTTATGTAAAAGTAGTTAAATTTTATTTTAGCTTAATGAAAAATATAATTGAATTCGGTTGGAATGCTATAAAATTCATTTTCAAATTTGCCTTAGATGGATTAAAAAAAATTGTAGATGGTACATGGAAGTTTATTAAGAATAGTGTCCAAAAAGCTGTTAACACTTGGAAAAATATA